TTAGAAGGAAAGTCGGCAGAGACAGCATATTCTATGACTTGTCTCAAGCTCTTTTGTTTTAGTTTTATTTTCTCTTCTTTTAAGACTTTTAAGTTTAGAAGAAGAGTCTATTTTGTTGTGTTTCTTTTTACGAAGAAACCTATCTCTTCGCTCATCTTTTCTATCCATATTATTTACTCTCAAGTAACTCTATTAGTTTGTTTAAATACCAAATAGCTTTTCTTGCATCTTCTACAGGCTTACCTTTTTCATGTAATCTTGTGCCCGTATATTTTAATACATTTCCATGACAATAATTTATAGCACCTTCAATTCCTAGCACATCAATAATATAGTCTATAGTTTCTATGTTTCCTTTATTATAATGTGGCGGATGATCTACTGCTTTGTGTATAGCTGATCTTACATTATCCCACTCACTTGGAGTAGCATCATCTATACTAGGCATATTATCTTTATCATAAGGTTTAAGTTTCATCTTTAAAAGTCTCTCTTTTGTTAGGGTTAATCCAAGCATCAGGGATGCTATCTTCACTAAACCATCTGAAGTTGTTAGCGGTTGCCCACTCTCCATGACTTCTTTTTGTTCCATCCTTTCTGCGTTTTGCTTGTGGCATTGGTGCATTAGGATTGGCAAAAAGAAACACAAGTTCGGTGTCAGATGGAAGCACCTTACTTATCCAAACATACTTACTGTATTCAGCATAATCCCAAAATCTTCCTTTAACTTCAAGTAATATTTTTTTACCATTTATTTTTCTAATAAAGTCTGGTTCATAATTATGTTCTACAACATAAGGAACTTTATCTGTATGAAATTTCCAGTCTTCTAAAATGCCTTGATGAAGCTCACACTCCCAATTAGAATCATATCCTTTTGGTACATTTTTTTCAACTGGTCTTTTTATTCTGGGTTTTCTGAAGCCTCTTTTCATTTTATTAAATTTATTCAATGTAACTTTCCATGTTTTTTAGCTAATGTTTCTTGTATTCTTACAGATAAAGCTGATGAGAATACATCATTCACATCTGTAAAATTTCTTTTTTTATCTGCTAATAAAAATAAACCGACAGCAATTAACATAGTTTCTAGATCTTCATAGTTATCTGGGTTTAGATGATCCATTTTAATTTCTCATGATTAATCTTTTCTATTGGGATGTGAGGATATTTTTTATTAAACTGTTTTATTTTTTTATATGTCCACCTCAAAGAATAAGCTTGCATTTTAAATGCACTGTTAGAATAAAAATAAGCTTGATCAGGGAGTAATTGAAGACAATTTTCTTTTGTTATTTTATTTGCTTCCTCTTTGTCAACCAAGCTTTTGAGCCAATCAACTAATATAATTTTAGCTTGTGCTCTAATTTGTTTAGATTTTTTTCCATTCATAGTAGTTCTTCCACCTTTGGTTCTGATACAACTTTAGTAAGATATGCAAGACCATTAGAGTATTTAAATGTTCTTAGACCTTGACCATCATTAGAATCTTTATGACACTCATACTTATATTTACACCAAGCACAAGTCTTAGGAAGTTTCATGTTACCTTTGACACCATCAGGTATAGGATCATAACAAAGATCTGGTGCTAAATCAAAATTTAAAGCAGGTATAAGATCTTTTATTTTTTTAGATATATCTAATTTATTTTCTTGGCTAGGAGTATGCATACACAACTCACCACTCTCTTTGTTGATAACAAGAAAGCCACCATTATTTGTGCCCTCTGCTTTTTCATAACCAGAAAGCTGTCCAAGATAACCAAAGGGATCATCTTCTACTAATTTATTATTTTTAAATTTATTAAATGCAAACTTTGATGCTGACTTAATATCTACTACTTCTCCATTTATCTTACAATCAATATGCCCTACAACATTATCAACAGAAACTTCCTTTTGTTCATCAGTTACTTTATGTCCAGACATTCTAACAAGCATTAATAATAATTCTTCTAAGATGTGTCCGTATAAAAATTTAATTTGTGTAGGTGCATTAATATCTGTTTTAAGATTTTCATCTTTCTTTTCAAACCAAAGTTGTCTAGCAGGTTTACCAACATTAGACATTCTTATTGTGAAGTTAGAATCTCTAGGTGTAGGATTTGCCCAAGACTTTATAGCTTCTCTTATCTTAGATGTAACATCATCTAATTCTGAATCGCTAATTGGTAGTGGTGTACCCTCAGAAAGTCTTTCAAGATTCTCATATATATCTGGTACAAGTGTTTCTAGTTTACTCATAATTTTTACCTTCCATTATTTCATATGCTTCGGTTGGTGGTTCATTCCAAATATTAACTTGAAAGCCGTATCTAGAACCATTAAGAACTGGCATTACTCTATGCCACCTAGATGGATTAAATACAACAAGCCTATTATACCTTGGTTCTATTCTTTCTGTAATTAAATTATCTCTTTTGTTTTCTAAATTTATTTCTAATAAACCGCCTTGAAGTTTGTGAGGGTAGCCATAAAATACTGTGCTTGTTCTCGGACAAACTACTTCACCAGTTTTTATATATAGAAATTCATTTTTATCTTGATGCCAATAAAGTGGGTAATGAGGATCTAGAATATTAACCCAATATTCAAAACATTTAAAAGTATTTTTATCTAGATCTCCCCATATGTGATTGATTAATTTTTTCCATACATTATCAATCTTTCCAGTTCCATCCCACCATCTAGATAAATTAGGGGGCTGTCTATTGTCTAACTTTTTCCAGACTTCCATGTCATTTAACTCTTTAAGAATTTCAGAGTCGCTATCTAAAAAATTGTCTTTTAAATACATCAGACTTTTCCTTTTAAATAAGCAATAGCATTAGACAAAATAGATGTATCATCATCAAAGCCCCCTAAAGCTCTATTACATTTATGGCATAACCACCCTCTAAACTTTCCTGTCTCGTGGCAATGATCCAGAACCCAAGAGCCGTTCCTCGTATTACCGCTACCTTTAACTTCCGAAGAGTCCTTTGTGCATATTGGACAACGATAGTCTTCAGGTGGCATACCATGTTTTTCTCTTAAAGCTTTACGAACCTTTTGCATTTCGTTATTACAACTACGACATTCAGCTCTAAGATAATTACCACCAGATGCAAAGTTAAATCTATCTAATGGTAAAAACTGTTTACATTTACTGCAGGTCTTTCCTTCTGAACATCCTAAGTCTGAATGCTCATACATCATATCAAACTGTACTTGTTTCATCAGTGTGTCTCCGACCAGTTATCTCCTATTTGATATTCGCCATCAAGAGGACAGTTTAAGTTTAACATTTTTCCTGCTAACCTGATAGCTTTAACTCCTTCAATTCCAGTTTGTTTTGCATCATCTTCATGACACTCTATCTGCCATTCATCATGAACATTAGCTACAAACTTAGCTCTAAGATTTAATTCGTTTATTGCATTGTTGAATAATACTAAAGCTTGTTTCATTACAATAGCACCTGCACCTTGTAATAAAGTATTTAGAGCTGAATGTTCTGAACGTACAATTAGTTTTCGACCATCTAAGCCTTTAACGAATCCTCCCTTTGCTTTGAGTTGTACACTACTCGTAAGAGACTTAAATGATGGGAGATTATCAAAGAACGATCTTCTAAGGTTTTTGCCATGCTCTCTACCTCGCCCAACCACTTGCCCAAGCTTAGCATCTCCTGCTCCGTACAAGAGGGCATAGATGAAAGTTTTAGCCTGATTTCTTGATTCAAGTCCTCCAAGTTTTTGATTAAACGAGTGTATGTCGCCATTGAGAATTTCATTTGTATACTCCTTATCGTCCATGTAATGTGCAAGCATTCTTAATTCTAAACCACTTGCATCAATACCTAATAGTTTATTTTGTTTTGGAACAGTCCAACAGCTACGACATTCTTTACCATAGGGAGAATGAGAACTAGGTATCTGTGCCATATTAGGATGGGAGTGTGTCATTCTTCCTGTTACAGCACCATTAGAATTAACATAGCCATGAACTCTTCCACTGTCTGTCATTTCTTTTATCCAACTATTAACTTGAGCTAAACGCTTTTGTACCATTAAATATTCAGCTATTAGTTGTGCTTCAGGTATATCTTTTATTTTACTAAGTGTACCTTCATCAACTATAGGCTGACCAGTTGGTGTATATTTCTTAGGCTTCCAACCAAATTGAATTAAGTATTCTCCAATTTGTTTTCTTGACCCAAGATTAAATTCAACAATAGTTTCACGCTTAATAGATCTTAAATCATGTAAAGTAATTTCTTCAAACTCATGTTGAGTAAGTCTAACTCCTTTATCGTTTTGATCCTTTGCAAGTTTAGATAAAGCACCAGACTTAGTGTACTGTGGTTTTAATATTTGAGTTTTTACTTTAGGTTTAAATACTTCTTGTACTTGTTTCTCTATATCTAAAAGTTTTTCTTCAAACATAGCGACAAGATTCATTGCAAGATTTTGATCTATTACAAAGCCATTCACTCTTTGTTCGTTTATAATCTTTGCAACTTCATGTTCTAGTCTAACTGACTGTGCAGTAAAACCTTTAGATTCAACTTTCAAAGCTTCATATACTTTATGATTTAATTTTACATCATTAACGCAATAGTGTAACATTTCTTCTGTATAAAAATCCCAAGCACCATCACTTTGTCCGTAGTTACCTTTATTAAATCCTAGACGATAGCCCCAACTTTCTAAGCCATGTCCACCCTCACGAGTAGGTTTAAACAATCTAGAAAGAACTAAAGTATCTACAATTTTTTTATCACTTAAATCAATACCTGCGACCTTTTTGATTGCAGGAATATCATAGCCAATTATATTATGACCTATAAGTTTATCTGCTCTTTGCAATAGATTTAGTCCTGCCTCAACACAAGGCTCACCAAAACTTTGTACTGTTTTAGTATCTAAATCCATTGCAACAATGCAGAAGATCTTTGTAGGATCTAATCCATTAGCTTCTATATCAAATATTAAATTCATAAATCTTCTCCAGTAAATTCATCAGGGCTATAATCATATACTTCTTGAAGTCTACCAGTTGTATTATCGAATAGTAAATGAGTAGCTACACCTACATCACCAGTATATCTAGATTTAAGAACTCTAACTCTAGTAGTAGATGCTTCTATTTCATCATCAGATTGTTGATTACGCTCTAAAGATATAACGCAATCAGATAACTGTGCAATACTTTGAGAGCCACGAAGATGTGATAGACCAGTCTCTATACCATTCTCATGACCACGATTACCATCTACTCTTCTAAGGTGAGACACAAGTATCATGCCTGCCCCAGTTTCTTCTACAAGGGATCGAAGTCTTGTCATGATAGAGTCAATGTTTCTACGCTCATCACCATCTGTTGTAGCTGATACAAGCATATGTAAATGATCTACTACTATCCACTTACATCCACAACCGACAATCATAAATCGTAATTTACTAAAGATACTATCAATATCATTGACACCAAAGTGAGAATGAATCCATACTCTATCTTTATTAGAACCTTCAAATAAAGAATTGAACATAAGATCTAATTCATCTTCTGTATATTGTTGTCTAACACTATCTATATGTAGTTTAGCACTAGCTTGTATAGATAAAATACCATCAACTGTTCTTCTCCAATCTTCTTCTAGTGCAACAATACCTACACGATCTTCTGTGTTTTGTATTAGATGATGCTCTAACTCACGAGTAACACTAGATTTACCAAGACCAGTTCCTCCGCATAGTGTAACCAACTCACCTGCCCTTAACCCTTCTAGCTTGTTGTTTAAACCATGCCAAGGAAATGGTATTGATTTTCTTTGCTTACGATTTTTAAACTTCTCATGTTGCTCGGAGATATTAAGAACACCTGATGGTGTATACATCTTAGCAGACCACCAGAGTTGAACAAACTCTTGTCGTCTATTTTGGCGTAACATATCATTAGCATCTTTTATCTCTGGAGGTAATGACATTATCTTAGCTTTTGCAGGACTAAGTATTCGTGCAACTTTCTTAGAAGCTTCACGACCATGCTTGTCGTTGTCAAAAGCTATGATAATATTTTCAAAGGACTCAAGGAATTCCAAACTTTCCTTGACATCTCGAACAGCACCAGATGCACCAGATCTAATAGATACTACTGCCCATTTACTGCCGAGTAATTCATAGGTAGCCATTGCATCACACTCACCCTCAACGAGTGTAATATATTTACCACCTGCTTTAAATAGTTGTTCTCCGAAAAGACCAACACCTTTTGGTGAAGAAGTCCAAGTAAAACTTTTATCATGCTTTCTAATCTTACAAGCTACTTCTTCGTTATTGATATAATATGGATAAGAATGATCCATGATTTTATCAAAACTCTTTTTACTTTTAACACCATACTTTTTAGCTGTAGCTAAACTAATATTTCTATCAGTAAGCTCATGAAAACTTCTATTAACAAAGCCTTCATTGTTAGCGTGTTGATGTACTTTAAAGTCTATTGTATTTTCCTTATTTGTTTTATGTACTTCCGTTGTACTGTAGTCTTTAAAAAATGTTTCGCAACTAAAACAGTATGCAGAACCATCTTCGTTTACTGCTACTGGGTCGCTACCACCACACTCGTGGCAAGGTTGACGATATTTAACAAAAGCCATAAGGATTTCCTTTTATGTTGAGGTTTTTTCATCTTCAATTATAGCATCTTCATTTATTAATTCTTTAACTTTACTTGTTAAAGCTACTGAACTTGCTCGTAAGATGTCCAGTTTCCTAGACATCTGTACGATTTCACCTTGTACTTCTTGTAGCAAGGAACAAGCCAAAGTAGCTTCGTCAGTTAGTTTATCTAAATCATAAACTTTACTGTCGATAGTTACTGTGTTGTCTGTCATTAAAATTCTCCTTCCATATCTTCATCATAACTGTCAAACTCAGCACCATCTGGTGTGCCAACTTCAACAAGATTTATTACTTGCATAGCTTGAAAATCTAATCCCTTGAAAGTTTTACCTTTCCAATTAGATTCCCACTCTTTGTATTGGACTTTAACTTCTGATCCATTACCTACTGCACAATCGAGTGGTTGCTTATACTTGTCCATAAGTTTTGGTGCAGGTCTTACCATACCATTTGGACCATTAACTTTACGCTTTATGACGATAGCTTTACCTTCTTCCATATCTTTAATGGAGAAGCCACGCTCTTTAAACTGCTCTGCAGTCTCGTCATTGACGACTAGATTAACTGTATATACTGGATCAAATGTTGTGTTTGGTGTAGTAACACTTGCCCAATATGCAGTACCTTCTAATATTGCCATAGTTTTTACCTCGTTTTGTTGTTGATTAAAATTGAAAATGGATATTAACACACATAATATGTAGGTGTCAACATTTATTTTTGTTCAATTGGATATTTTTCCAATATCGCAAAAGGTTCTACAGTTTGAACTTCTGTTTCTTTATTAAGCTCTGGTATTATAATATCAATATTTTCTTTTTCATTACATCCAGATATTGCTAATAATAATAATATTAAAGCTGTTACTGAAAATATTACTGCTAATTTACTCATTAATTTTCTCCTTATTAATTTATCTATTTCCAATTGTATCAGGGTCAATGTTATCTTCTTCTTTTATAAAGATACCATCAACCATAGTACCTTTTCGGTGTTTGATTTCATTGTATGCATGATCAACGCAATCTTTTATAGATAGGTTATTTCTTTCTGCTATATTAATAAGTATAACAATCATATCACCAATATCATCAATTGGTTTTCTACCTTTACATATAGTATCAGATAGTTCTCCAAGTTCTTGAATTAATTTTAGTACTTGTTGTTTATCACTAGAACCTTGTATTAAATTTCTAGCATAATGCCATTCAACTACATTACCAATTGAATGTTCTAACCCCGTTTCTATCATATAAGTTCCTCCATTACTTACTAGCCATCATATAAAGACCTATATTAGCAAACGCATAACCAATATAAGTCAGTAACATTGGTAGGTTATTATACTTAAACCATTGTTCTAAGCCAACATAAAAGTAAATTAACCCCGTTATTATTATAAGGAACGCACTCATTCTTTAAACTCATCAAACTTATCGTCTGTAATATTATAGTATGCGTGTTTCCCAGTGTTCATATTATACATATATAACCACTCTTTGTCTCTATGTTCAAAGGGGGTAGCCTTACCACCATGAGCAGGTCTCCAAACACTATCCCCATAATTGTATGGATCTACCAATGGTTTATCTTGGTCGTGCTTTGTATTTGATTTAGCACAGAATACTTTACTCACCAGTAATCTCCATTGGTGATTTTGCTTCCACTAAATCTTCATAATCAAAAACTAAGTTATTCCTAACTTTATCTTTTGCTTCTTCAAGTGTGTCGGCTTCGACATCTTTATAGTACTCAATATAAGTAACTTCTCTTGTTAAATTAAATTTACTCATCACCTTTCTCCCATTTTCTAATGTTATCTAGTAAAGATTGTGCTGACTCAAGTCTACCTTGAAAGATTTGTTCTGCACCATCAGTCAGCTCTTCATCTTCTAATACTTGTTCAGCATCTTGTATTGTATTTTCTAAAGCTTCAACAATATTATCCATTGTACTTTCAAGATTTTCTAGTCTTACTTTTAATTGAAGATTATTCATAATATTCTCCCTTTGTTTATCAGTATAATCCCACCAATTTGTTATCTGTTCTATTGTCCTTTTACATCCCTTGCATATATCATTTTCATTTAAACGACACTCCTTTATACAAGGAGATTTTGGTTTCATTTTTGTCTCCTATGTCCTACATTTACTAGACTCTTATCTATCTTAGGATAGTCAGTCCAAATAGTTAATGAATATTTTTCTCCTTTAGTAAGTCTGCTACAAAAATGTGGATGAGTTATACTTGCAGGAAATACAACTATCTCACCGACTCCCATATCTTTATTACTAAAAGCTTCTTCTGGAAATGTTAAGACTCCACCCTCATAATCATTATTTAATTTAATACTAGCACTTATGTAACTTTCATCCCTATGTAAAGGTAAAAAAGTTTGTAAGCCTTCAGCATATTTAATAGCAAATATTTGATGTGGGTCTGGTATTTCTGTATACATTAATTCAGATAATGTTGGAAACAATAAAGACTTTAATCCCGTTTCTATCACATCATAAAGGTCTGGTAGTTCTTCTTTAAAATAAATATCTTGAGTAAAATAATCTTTGTCATCTGATTCAGATCCCCAAGTATTTAGTTTATTACATTTGTTTACTATATAAGTACAAAACTCTTCAGTAAGAAAAGGTGATGTAAATATATAATTAACTTCATGCTTTATGTCTGGAGTTTTAAATAGTTTCATTGTTATTTTTCTCTTTGCTAGTCATCATTAACCTCCACTGCATCAGCCCAATTTGGTTCATCTTCAATCATACTTGGTTTAATTTTTTTTAAAGATATTTTATCTAATGCTTCATCTTCAGAATTAGCTTCAGTTTCATAATAATAATATACGGGTACTTGAAAGCGATATTTTTTATTCATCATCAGCCTCCCATGAATGATCTATTAGTTCACCAAAGTGTTCTTCTGCAATGTCATATATAGAGTCATTATCAGTAAGAGTATGATATTCACACTTAGTATACCATGCTTTCAAAGTTTTATAGTCGTCTAAACTTGTTAAAGCAAATTTGTAGTTTATCTCACTATTTAAAAGACTCTCAAACTCTTCTTTTATTTTTTGTAGTTCTTGTAAACTGTGGTTACTAAAATTATGCACCCTAAAATCATCACTCATCTTCATTAACCTCCTCTAACCTCATGGTACGATAGCTTTCTATAACGCTTTCGCACTCGGCTTGAATGTCGTCAAAGTCATCTAAATTTGCATCACATAAAATATCTCTCAATGCCATGTCAATCCCATAATCACTCATCAGTAACCTCCCATTAATCTTTATCAAATTCTATTTCGTGTGGAGTGGTATAATCCACATCATATTCATTTGTAGCATCATACTCTGCTTTAGTGCCATCTTTATAAGTGATCTCTAATTTAAAGTGTCTTATAAGAAAGCTATCAACTTGTTCTATGTCGATACCTAATTGTTGTAAATCGTATTCATGGCTCTCGGAATAATAAGCGGATATATTTGTTGTACCTTCTGGTATTTTATTAATCATTAGTAATCTCCTCAATAGATTTAATAGATGTATTTAATAACTCTTCTTTATCACCAGTAAAAACACCTTCGCCTTCTGCAAATACTTTCCTTGCATCTTTCTTATCTTTAGCATTTACTTCCCATTTGCTTTCGATTAAAGTGTGTAATGTTATTATATATTTACTCATCTCTATACCTCTTACTCTCATCTTCTAATAGTCTTAAAAGATTTTCAAGTGCATTTGCAATACGATCTAGATTGTAATTATTTTCACGTTTTAAAGCTTCTTCAAGTCTTTCGTTTGACATTTTTACTATCCTCTCTTGGTATATAAATTTCCGTAACACACCCACAATTAGGACAATTGTAGGTGCTACGGACTGAAAAGTCTTCATAATCAATTGGATCTAGATCATCATCACCAGACCAATATATTTCATGATTACAATTTATACATCTATCTTTAATCATTCTTTGCCTTCTGCATAGCAAGTACCATAGCATATAGAAAGGAATGGTAATAGAACTACTGTTCCACAGAAAGCACCCGCTTCAAGATTTTCTCCATCTACATTAGGTGATATCCAAACGGCTTTGCCATCAACAAATTCTAAGTCAATGCCACAACCATTACGAAAATCAAATGATAATGTTCTGTTAAATAATTTAAATGTCATACTGCAATCCCCCAATCTGTTCGACTGATAACATCTCTCACAGTCTGTTGTCTTCGATTTAAGACAGATGCAATATTCTTAGGATCTTGTCTTTTACCTAGTGGTGCATGGCTAGACCAATCCGTAAGAGCATTGTAAACTGCCCAAAAGTTTTTACCTAATTTATTACAATATATTTCTTTGTAAACTTTCCATAAGTATTGGAAGTTTTTATTCATTGGAACTTCATTTGCAACATGATTATATAAAGTATCTATACCTTTATATGATGCAATATGTGGATAAGCTGACTTCCAATTAACTGCTTTAGCAAATATCTCAAAGGCTTCCCAATCATTAATAGCAGTCTTGTGCCATTTAGACCATAGTTCTTGTTCGCTTTCAAATACATCTAAAGCTTTAGATATTATGTTAGCACCATGTTTAATGTCTAAGCCATGAGTATGTTTAGATTTAAATAAACATACTGTGCCATTAGTAAATATTTGAGTATTTAAACAAGCATTTTGTAATGCACCAACACTAATTAAGAATGGAAAAGTACTATCAAATGAAGTAGTTGCTAATAATTGAAGTGTGGCAGTATCTCCATCTGGTGTAGTATATTCGTGGCTAGGCATATTATATCTAACAAAAGTTCTACTGCCATCATGAGATGTTGCAATATTCTCAGTAATATCAGTAAGATTTAAATCAGATCTTTCTAAAATATTTCTAGTAGTATCTATCATATGTTTAGGTGATACGGCTTTATAGTTTTTACCATGAACACCTAACTCAATACCTCTATCTGTACGATAGATAACTTTTTTCTTACTGATACTTAAACTATCAGAACCAGTATCAAACATTAATGGTGTAGTAGATATATTAAAATCAGCAGACCCGTAGCCATTTAATTTTAATTTATCTATTTCTTTTTTATTTGTAAACATATTTATTACATTCATAATAATTTCCTTTTAATTTAAGGGTTAAAAAGTTTAAAAGATTTTATCATATTTTAAAACAAAAATCAAGTGATAGTTTTTTGAGGAATGGAAAACTACCAAAAACCATTATTGGTTTAGCGTTTATTTGGTCGGATGGTAAACCAACAAAACTGACCCGCATTTTTAGTTTTAAGTTTAAAGACTTTAAACATGACGCTCCCGCCAAAATAAGTCTGTACCCTCTTTAGTTCTAGATAGCTACCCACAATAAAGCAAGTAGCTATCGTTTAGCATCTATGTTACATATATTCTGGGCTTTAATCCAGATGTATCTTAGCCAACGCACCCCCTTTTATATTACTTATTTTTTTTATCCATAATAAATTTAAACATATGTCTCAATGCTTTATTATCTAATAAAGAATAAGCTATTTTAGAATAAGCTTCACTCATTTCTGGTGTAAAATAATCACCTTCTAGTGATGCTATCTCACCTAGTGTCATATTATAAATAAAGTTTGAGTAACTTTCACCATGTTCAAATTGATCAACCATACTTTCTGTTAATTCAGTTTTTTTCTTTGCCATAATAATCACCTCGATTTGATCGGCTATATTGATACCTTTTTAAGTTTTTAAAACATTCATAAATGAATGTGTTTTAAAAACTTTAAAGGTATTTAATAATTAATATAAAATTGTTTCAACCTCATCATGAGTTACCATAACTATTCTAGCACCACAAGATAATATAGGTTTGTCAGTAGTAGATTGTATAACCTCTACCTCACCCTTGACGATAGCTTTATGACAGTAAGTATTTGATTTACTTGTCTTTACTGTAATCGCAGGCTTGTTTTCACCATTTTTTAAATTAGATTTAATAACGTGTTGGTTTACATGAATATAAGTCTTCATAGTTTTTTTACTCCCTCATATTTATCTTTAAAGTTTTTAATATCTTCTTCAAAAAGTTTATTAAATTTTATTTCCATATGCCATACTTGATCGCCATCAGTAGATAAATTATGCATAGATCTTACATGAAAGCTATCTAATTTAGTAAACTGTTCAAAGAAATCACCACGATAAGTTTGTATCACTGCTTTA